TAGTGGTACTCAACAAAAACTAACTAACATTCGCACTTTAATGAATCGTTATGGAGTTAAACAATGGACTACATGGGGAAGCTCAAATCGTGTCAAACTTGGAGGCTGGCTACTTGACTGCATCATGCAAAGCAGCGGGTGGTTCACAACACACATTCAACAACAAGGACACAGAAAGACAAGTCTTATTATCCCTACTCCACAATTTTTGGAGATTAAAGACGAGATAATGAAGAATGCTGAGTTATTCAGCCCAATGGCATGGCCTATGCTTATTCCCCCAAGGAATTGGACAAACGAAAGTTGTGGTGGTTATTACTTAAATGAGGTGATGCAAGGTCACAGTTTAGTCCGCCGTGGTAACCCCACATCTATACAGGGAGAAACACCACTGGATTTTGTTAATCGAATTCAATTGGTGGCTTATCGTCTAAACCCCTTTACTGTGGGTGTAGCGGAAGAACTAGATAGAATGGAACGAGCAGTCGGTAAGTTCCTCCCTATTATGCATCATGATCTACCACCTAAACCGGTAGATATTGATATTAATAAAGAATCTAAACAAGCTTATAAAAGAGCTGCTACAGAAGTTCATAATCTACAAGCACAAGAGTTTAAGAAATCTTGTCGTACTAGAATGACTATGCAAGCTGTAGCAAGGTTCAAAGATAAAGATAAGTTTTTTCTACCATGGTCCATGGACTACCGTGGAAGAGCATATCCAATTCCAGCATACTTAACACCACAAGATACAGACTTTGGAAAAAGTTTATTGAAGTTTGCTAATGAAGCTAAAGTAAATAGTGAAGCTAAGAAATGGTTAGCATTTCAAGTAGCTACTACTTATGGTTTAGATAAAGATACAATAGATGATAGAGTAAATTGGGTAAACAACAATACTCATCTTATATCTTGTGTCGCTAGTGATCCTATCAGATACATTCACGAATGGGAGGAAGCAGATGAACCGTGGCAATTTTTGGCTGCATGTGATGAGTATTACCATTGCATACTTATTGGTGATCGTACTACTACAGGCGGAATTGTAGCCACGGACGCTACATGTAGTGGGCTACAAATCTTAGCTGGTTTAGCTAGAGATAAATCTACTGCACAATTAGTTAATGTTATTCCTAGTGATAAACCACAAGATGCTTATGCTGTCGTAGCTAAAACTGCTACACCTTTTTGTCCTAAATCTATTCAACCTTATATGGATAGAAAGACGGTCAAAAGGGTAGTGATGACCGTACCTTACAATGCAAAGCCCTTCTCTAATCGTGGGTACATCAAGGACGCACTAAAAGAAAAAGGTATTGAGATTGATAAAGATGACTTGACAAAAACTGTCATCGCTGTTAGAAATGCTATGGATGAGGTCGTACCTGGTCCTATGGCTGTTATGGAATGGATAGAGAAGCAAGTAGGTATCGCTATTGACAATGGTAAGACAGAACTAAGATGGGTAACACCTTCTGGTTTTGTAGTTAATCAACGATTAATGAAACCCAAAACAATTAGGGTTGAGTTACAATTACTTGGTCGTTGTAGTCTTACTGTCGCCACTGAAGAGGGTGACAAAGTTGACAAACAACACCATCGCAATGCTACTGCACCCAATCTAATACATTCACTTGATGCCTCGCTTTTACATTTCAGTGCCTTATCTTTCTTCGCACCGATCGCTCTCATTCATGATTCTGTATTGTGTCGTGCTACCGACATGTCTGCTCTCAGTGCAGTTGTACGAGAGACATATATGCACCTCTTTGCCGAACACAATTACTTGCAAGACTTCGCTGACCAGATAGGCGCGGAGACTGACCCACCGATTATTGGAGATCTAGAACCTAGCTCCGTAATTGATTCCACTTATTTTTTCTGCTAATGCCACGTAACATCCACAAAACCGAACAGTCTGTTGTCCTTGAAGGGTATCAAGCTGTACTGAAACCAAGCAAGTTTGGCTATTCACTTGCTGCTCTAGTTGATCAATCAATGGTTGATGTACTAGAAGATGATAGAGTCGAGTCCCTGAAGTGGGCTGAATCTAAACTAAAGAATCCTAAGCGTTCTACTCTTAAGCCTGAACCTTGGGAAGAAGTCACTGAAGGCCAGTATAAAGTAAAGTTCTCTTGGAATGAAGAAGCAAGACCACCTGTTGTGGATACTGAAGGGACAATTATTGCAGATGACAATACACCTATGTATGCTGGCAGTCGTGTTAAGCTTGCGTTCTATCAGAAACCGTATATCCTCCGTGATGGAGTTACGTATGGCACAAGCCTTAAATTGGTTGGTGTACAACTGGTGTCTCTTAATACAGCAGCAGGTGTAGATACTGGTGATATGTCTACAGAAGATGTAGCAGCACTCTTTGGTAAGACTGAAGGGTTCAAGGCTAGTGAACCAAATGTAACTAGCACCTTTGTTATTCCTGAGGGGGATGAGGACGACTTCTAATGGCTTTCCGATCAGGACTTGAAGAACGAGTTGCTGATCTTATGTGTGAGTTGGGTGTTAAGTATGAATACGAATCTACTAAGGTTCCATATGTCATCCAACATATCTACACTCCTGATTTTCTATTACCCAATGGTATATATTTAGAATGTAAAGGATATTGGGAAGCTGAAGATAGACGTAAGATCAAGAACGTAAAAGAACAACACCCTGAACTTGATTTACGTATGGTCTTCCAAGCACCCTACAATAAAATTAGTAAAGGATCAAAGACTACATACGCTAAATGGTGTGACAAACATAACATACCCTGGACATCATTCCACAACATCCCAATCGACTGGTTCCTCTGAATTTATAAGACATGGGCCTTGTAATAACTGTGGATCATCAGATGGCAATGCGGTCTACACTGATCACAGTTATTGTTTTGTCTGCCATACTTACACAGATGAACAAGAAAACATAATCCACATTCACACTACCAAGAACGCAGTGCAGATCAAAGGCTCAGCCGAACGGCTGCAGAAACGCAAGATCAGTCAATCCACTTGTGAAAGATTTAAAGTATATCGTGATGGAGATAAGCTAAGGTTTTACTATCACGATCCATCTGGCATTGTAAAAGGTGCTAAGATAAAAACCAAGAACAAACAATTTACTTACGAAGGAGAAACACCTGGTACATTCTTTGGTCAACATTTATGGGGAAGTAGTGGTAAGCGTATAATCATCACAGAAGGTGAGCTTGATTGTGTGTCTTATGCAGAAATATTCCCGACTTGGCCAGTAGTATCACTACCTAGTGGTGCTGCATCAGCTAAGAAAAGTATACAAAAGAACCTAGAATTCCTACAAGGTTACAGTGAAATCGTACTTTGGTTCGACTCAGATGAAGCCGGTCAGAAGGCTGCTGAAGAGGCTGCGAGTGTACTACCACCTGGTAAGGTTTACATCGCCCGTCTAGAGGCTTACAAAGACCTCTCAGACGCTTTACAAGCTAGCGATTACAAGGCTATCGATGATGCATTCTTTAAACGTAAGGAATTCAGACCTGATGGTATTGTAGATGCTAGATCTTTACTTGAATTAGTTACCACACCACAACCACCAGCTGATTATGACTATCCATTTCAAGGACTTCAATCAAAGCTTCACGGGATTCG